TTCAAGAGCCATCTTATCCATAAAATCTTTTAGGACATCTTGAATTCGACCATCAACACACTTAGAAAGCGACACATATATATGTTTACAAAACAGGTAGGCAACCTTATTAGTACCTTGAGTATCATAAGCCATACCTATTGAAGAAACAATATATTCCACAATTGATTTCTGATCAGCTTTACCGTAAGCCAATTTCATAATTAAAGCTCCTAGAGGCCTATACGGCAAAATCAAAGAAATCTTATATTTTTTTATCTCATCTTTAGTGAAAACACTAGATCTATTGATAAAATAACGCTTCAAAAAAACAATTCCAGGATCTATTATCTCCCCATTATAGGGGTTAGGAATTGTTAAAAAATTAGCACGATGTATGTCACGTATCTTCATTCCCCAAAACTCAGAAACAAAACGAGCAAAACCCGCCTCATTTATAATATCATGAACATCTTTATGAGTATAAAGAACGTGATCATCACCATACACAAGTATACCACACCGATACAAACGATACAACTCTCGAATCTGAGGAACACGTTCAGGATGCTTTTCCATAACTTGTCGCACATAAAGGAAATAAAGAAAAGCAACAATCCAAGAGTCACCGTGAGAAGTCTCATACGCACCAGAAGGCATACCACCATACACAACACGCCAAATCGTAGAAAAAAAATGAGTCACCTTAATCGACAAACGCTCAGCACAAATTCTAAAAAAAGAACGTAATAGCAAACAATTAACAGATGTCATCTTATTCCAATTAAAGTAAACAGAAGCTTGAGTAACGTACAACATCAATAAGATCATATGAATTGTAGCATCCAAGTGTTTAAAATCACCATCTTCCCAAACCATATTAGGGTCATCAAAACCAACACTCATAGCAAGTGCAAAAGCACCACCAAACCAAAAGTTAATACCAATCTTAATAACACGTCCCCTCTCCACAATTTGCCGAAATTTGAGACACATAGCCGCCATAAGATACTGAAACAAAGACAAAATATAAAAAGGACGAAGTTTCAACCATAATTCATCACGTTCAGCTTTAGGCAACCCTCTTTTATTGAAG